AATCAAAGAAATCTCTTTTTACATCTTTAATTTCTTTGTCAAGCAATGAAACAACAACCCATAACCCAGAAGCACTATGATCACAATTGAAGCAGAAATATGAATTATTGTTGACATAATAGTTACCACGCATCTTTCTTATAGATTTCTTAGAGTCTCCGCACACAGGGCATCGAAAAGTCCATCGAAGACCATTCTTCTTTATTGGAGAGATGTTCTCTTGAAGCTTCTCTTGAACAAAGAGTGCTACTGAACTTTCATCTAGTGGAAGCATTTTTAACTATCACAGATGTGGACTATTTAAAATTTTCTCAACGGTGGTCTTAAGCAAAACTCGATCATAAACAAATACCCAATACTCAAAATCAAGAGGATGCACATTAATCACATCAACTAGACGTCTCTTGAGACGTGTTATCCATCTAGCTGCCCAATGAATTTCATCATAAAAGAATATTCCATTCTTGAGATCTTCATTGATTTGTGAGAACCTCTTCAATTCTGAATTACTAAGACGCATAACTACATCTCCTTTTAAAGAAAATACTTTTTTATGCTACTATTTAAATTACCCACAGCGCGCCCACCCACAATTACCACAATGGACACAACCATCTCGGTATTGTAATGCATCTTGATTGCAAGATGGGCATGCCCCTGATGCACTTTCTCCGTCTTTGATATATTTCTTCAAAATCCTAGAAATTACTTTTTCTAGGCTGACTACGCTTGAATGAATGTCTTTATTCAATTGCTCACAAATATACTTTATTGGCACTCCATAGCGAAGCATTGTTGATATCATTCTAGTATAGCTGCCAGCCGTTGTGCTGAACACGCTAGCGATATCTTCAATTATCATTTGCTCATCTGACTCTTCTAATGAACCAATAATCAAGTCATAGATCCGACGACCATCTTTATCTTTGCCATTCTTCTTAATCCAGCATTTCTTATATTTCTTAGGAAGAGTAATTTTTTTCTTTTGTCCGCCAAATATATCATATGGCCGATCATGCAAAATACCAACAAAGAATATCCAACTTTTCCCTTCTACTCCAGAATGTTGGATATCACATTGAAGTATATGTGGACGAGGTGGTGCACATGTCTCTATGATAGTGTCACACTTATCTGGAATTTTTCTTTCAAGGACACCTTTTCTAGAACCTTCTCTATAGATCGTGACACCTTTGCAACCTTCTTTCCAAGCGAGCATATAGATTTTGTCAACATCTTCAACGGTTGCTTCTTTTGGCAAATTAAGTGTAGAACTGATAGATGAATCAATATATCGTTGAATGATGCCTTGAAGTTTAACTCGATATTTAGCATCTATTTCAGCTGCCTCTGAATTCTTATATGGAGAGTCTAAGTCTGTTTTTCTAGGATATTGTTTTTTCCATTCAAGTAATCCTGGGTGAACAACATCATAGGTAACCCATTTAATTCCATCCAAATCTGTATAGTCTTCTTTCTTGCCAGCTGTAATTTCTTCTGACGCTAGCTTCCTGTTTCTTGTATAAGATCGCATGAATACGGGTTCAATTCCAGATGAAGTTTGTGTCATCAATGAAATAGACCCAGCTGGAGAGCAGGTGTTAATGGTGATGTTCCTTCTTCCATGTTTCTTGATCTTATGTTGAAGATCTTTTGGAAGATTTTTGATATGACAAGAATTTTTTTCTTTCTCCCATGACCAAACTTCAAATGGCCCACGCTCTGTTGCAAGAATCATTGTTTCTTCATATGACAAATTATGAAATCTAGAAAACAATTTTTCAGAAAAAGTTAAGCATTCTTTAGATCCATATTGGATTCCTAGCTTAGCAAACATATCTGCAAGACCAGTAATGCCGACACCAATCCGGCGGCCCTTATGATAACAAGCTAAGATCTTTTTCCAAAGATCAAGTTCTACTTTTTTAGTATCAGAATCTTCTGGATCATTGTCAATTTTTTTGATTATCTTTTCAATCTTTTCAATTTCAAGATCAATAATATCGTCTGTGAGTCTAACTGCCATTTTAACATATTTGTCAAACAGCTCCCAATCAACAGTGGCTTTCTTGGTGAATTGTTCTTTGACAAAATTAGAAAGATTTATAACCAACAACACACAAGAATTATATGAACTAAGCACCAATTCTGAACATGGATTCACACAAATAGAGGCAAACCCATCTTCTTTGTAGCAATCTGAGATTGAATTTTTGACGATGGTATCCCAGAATAGACAGCCAGGTTCAGCAGATGCGTGTGCATTTTCTACAAATTTTTTCCATATGTCTTTAGCCAACACTTTCTTTGTCAGTTGGGCTTTATTAGGTTCAGCCTCAACTGGATATCTAAGAATAAACTCTTTGTTCTTTTCAACACAATGTAAAAACTCATCGTCCCATTTAACACTAATGTTTGCGCCAGTGACCTTAGTCAAATCTTTTTTAGCATCAATGAATTTTTCAATATCTACATGCTTGCAGGATAATGCCTGAAGCAATGCACCTCGACGTCCACCCTGTGCAACTTCTTTGGTTGTATTAGAATATCTTTCCATGAAACAAGATATTCCATCGGATGTTCTAGCTGCATTGTTTACTGTAGTTCCATGTGGTCTAATTGTTGAAAGATCTATTCCAACACCGCCACGACGCTTCATGATCTGAGCAAGCTCTTGGTCTTGTTTCAGTATTCCACCATAAGAATCTACTGGAGAATCTACAACGAAACAATTAGCCAATGAAATAGTTTGATGATCATTACCTATTCCAAAGAGCGGAGACCCCTGTGGCACCACATACCTAAAATGATCTAGCGCTGTATAGATCTCTTCTTCAGACAATGAATTTGCATATTTCTTCTCTATTCTAACAAATTCTTTAGTCAGACGTCTGACCAATTCATCTGGATGTTTCTCAATAAAGTTTCCAGCTGAATCTTTGAGCAAATACTTGTTAATTATTACAGAAGCCGCTAACTCATCTCCACCAAAATACTCTATACAATTTTTCTCTATTGTTTGATCGGTTTTTGCATCCATTATTATCCTCTTGTCAATTCTTGGTCTTCTTGGTCTTAGTGCTCTTATTAGCACGAGCAAGAATAAATTTATTTCGTTGTTCTAACCGATGGCAAATCTCATCATGATTGAAAAAGAAATCTTCTCCTTCAAAGAATTTTTCAAATTCTTCTTCTTTTAAGAATCCACATAGATATTCTTTAAATAAATTCTTTGACATATCATTATAAAAATTAATATACTTTTGCAGAGCATTGGCTTTTCCTTTAGCTCCACCTACCCAATAATGGCAAGTAATGAATGCAGTGGGAGCAACACTGTGAATATGACCTGCTAAAAAGATCAGAGTTGCCGCAGAATGCGCTTTACTGTCAACATAGGTTGTTACTTCAGCAGAACATTCTTCAATAGCATTAATTATTTGATATGCAGTATCTAGCTCTCCTCCTTCTGAATTCAAGAACATGTGTACTTCGTCGCCGGTGGCCGCTTTTCTTAGAGTATCTACAACTTCAAAATAATTTCCAGCAATCTCTCCTGAGATATACACATCATATCTAGTTTTTTCACATGTACTTTCACTTATAAAATATTTCTTTTGTGGTAGCAGCTTTTCTTGTTTATTAGACATTGCTAGCATCCTTTCGATCAAACCCGGTTTCTAGTATCTTTTTAATAGAATCTATTACTACTTTCATAGATTTAGTACGAATCTCAAAATTGTAAAAAGTTGGAGTTTGGATTCTGAAAAAGAATTCTCCATCTTTCTTATAGCAAAAAATTATGATGTTTAAGATATTGCGTGAGACAACAATGGCCCAATATCTAGAATCATCTTTATGAAAATGTTCAAACATTACATCCGAAAGAATGCCAGTTTCTCTCAGGCGCTTCCGAAAATAACTCAACGTATACAGCTTATTCTTAGGCATATGCTTCGCTACCTCTTTCTTATTTATAAGATTTCTATGATCAGCTTTTTCTATATCTGAACCTAAATTTCAGCTGGTTTCTAGCTGTCTTTTGATTTGAATATTTTCTGTGAATACGTGGAACTGGATGCATTTTAGTCGTCAATGTTGTAGTAATTGTTGTGTAAGTGTACTGATTTACAGGACAAGACATAGTAGAGGCGGATCCTGGATCATGTGATATTGTAAGTTTTTCTTTATCTTTCTTGTTTTTCCAAAACCACATCTAATATTTCTCCTATGCTATAAGATGATCTTCCCATCTTTGTTTATTATGTTCATCTAATGACTTCATTGTATATAGTTCTCTATTGTTTAAGAATTGGTATAACTAGCTTGACGCCAATGAAATCTTTTTCTTCAACTAACTTAGATTCAACAACAAATACATTCTTATCTGTGAATGCTATCTTTATGTCGTTGCAATCCAACACGTTGAAATATGAGAAATCTTGGAATCTGATGCACACAATCTTAGAGACATCTCCAGAAATAGAGGATGATATTGGCATGCCAATCGAATCACTATATGCAGATATCTTGTTGTCAATTTCTGCAATCATTTTTCCAGCCTTGTTGCAGAAATAGACTTTGTTGTCAGCATTTAGAATTACATTATTAGCCTGAATAATTTTTCTTATTGAATCTGAATCTGTGCTGAATGAGTATACATTCTTAAGCTTTGTCTTAAGAGGCACAGTGACAAACTTTTCAACAATGTCTCGTTTCACGGTCTTAAGCTTGAATGAACATTCACCATCACAGGATAGAAATACTCCATCAAAATCAACAATCTTTTCCTTTTCTTGTTCCGATGCTGCTAGAATGCTGATGCATTTTTGAAGCTTTGCAACATCATTGAAAGAAAAGGTTGTTGGTGTGTCTGATTTTTCTAAAGTCTTAAATGAAGACGTACAGAAGAATCCTCTAATGATCTTTCCATCATTTACAGCCATTACTCTTGTCCCAGCATCTGTTACTTCAAATTCACAAGATGGAACAAATTTAGTGATTGAATGTAGAAAGACTTTAAATACGTCAATATTCGCTATATTAAGTTTCATAAGGTAAATGACAGGGGTGGTTGGAGCCACCCCTCTTTCATTGTTCTATGTCAAGTGATGTTCAAGTCTTTGATGAGCTGATCTACATCTGGAAACTCATCAGAGTCTTCTTTTTTTGCCTCGATTTTTGCGGGTTCTTCCTTCTTGTCTTCTTTCTTGGTGTCTGGCTCGTCTGCTTTCTTAGATTCATCTTCCGTGTTTGCAGCAGGAGGAGTCTGTACAGACTCTAGATCTTTTTCAATTGTGCTAGATCCATCAATCGTTCCTTCTGATAAGACATAATCTTGATAGAATTTCAGAAGCTCTTCAGTAGAAGACGCGGTATAGAAATCCTTGTCGAATGACATTGAAAGAATCTCTTCTTCTAGCTTCTTCTTATCAACGTTGACAGAGGTCTTCTCTCTTGCAAACTTTGGTGCATATTCATTAAACGTCCCGTCCTCAGTTACGTTCTTTGAAACAGCAATGATCAGATCATATCCACCCTCTAGATCAAAGGCATCTGATCCGACAGGATCGGCTGGAGCATCTTCTCCATCCTTTGTCTTTTCAAAGATCTCAGACTCCAAGAACTTATGAATCTTTGTTCCATATTTCATGATTCTGACTTTACCATTGTTCTCTTCATTCAATGGATCATTGACAACATATACAAGAGCGAATCCATAGAAGCGTCTCTTGAATTTGTCATACACCTCTTTAGCTGACATGGAACCGTTCTTCTTATAGTCATTCCATAGCTTAGAATTGTTTGTGCACATTGGACATTGGTTGAAACCATTGTTTGCCTTGAGATATAGAGAAGTTGGGCATGTCACACGATCTGATTGTCTAGTGTCAGAATCCCAAAATGAATGTATATACTTTGCAATAAATGGGCCAGCTCTTTCAAACTTTGGATCTAAGAAGAATAGCATCCTCAGCCGGTATGTCTTGTCTGGAACAAACTTAATAAATCGTGGATCAATTACACGTTCATCCGTATGTGCCATTTTCTTCTCAAGATCTTTCTTATAGTTCTCGAATAATTTTTTGTTTGCTAAGCTCATTTTTTGTTATAGCCTTTCTTATGTTTGTGCTTGATAGTTGCTTTGCAAAACTATTAACTCTAGTTTTTCTGGGTATAATGCTTGTTTGGTCTGGTTAGTTCTGAGTTTTCTGGGTTTCTCCTTTCTTAATCAACGCATCAATCATCTTGATGACATCCGAAATTTCTCTAATCTTCTTAATAGAAAATACTTTTCTTTTCAAATCTTTATACTTACGTAGGAAATCTGATGCACATGCATCAACAACATCTTTCGGAAAGCTTGACAAAGATGTATCAATGTGTGGAATTATTGCTAAGAAATAATGTGTGATAGATCCTGCTGAAAGATGCTTAAGCACTGGTGGAAATATTGTAACCTCTGAAAAAAGATAAGAATCAAAATCTTTGATGTTATTTACATTACACCACACAATAATAAATTTAAGGCTTCTAAGAATGCCAGCATATATGTCGTCTTCACTTTCTTCGACATTCTTAATGTTAATAGAGGTCTTATAGATATGAATTGATTTTTGAGAATTTAGAAGCTCTGGACCAAACCATCCACAATAAAAAGAAGCTAAGCTAGAAATATAAAGTTTCCAATCGATCAATCCATCAGTGTCAGTCAGGGTCTTTGAAAATTTTTCAAAATGAATAAGCTTGTCTTTATCTTTAACATTATCTAATGATTGTGCTTTTTTTGGCCAAACACCCTTAGCTTGAAACAGACATTGAGATCTCCATTCATTGTATAAATCTAAGAGTGTTGGATGCCGGCTATTCATTTTCTATTTTTCTTCTTTATGATCTTTTTCTTTGGAGTCTTCTTTATGATCTTCTTCTTTGGAGTCTTCTTTATGATCTTCTTCTTTGGAGCCGTCTTAGTACTCTTCTTTTTAACAATTTTAGACTTTTTCTTCTTACTCTTAACTTTCTTAATTGGATGTTTGCAATATATCTTTTTCCAAGCATTAACAGTCTTTTTGTTCTCAAATACGTTTGGAAATAGTGGATATAGCGCAGCAAACATTTCTTTCTTGTCTAAACCTAACTCAACACATAATTCTTCAAATGCAGATATATTTTTAATTGTGTCTTTAATCTTATCCTTAAGTTTATCTTTATTATCAAGATTAAATCTTTTATAAAGAAATGCTAATAGATCAACAGAATCTATTGATGTGAAAAGCTCGTGGTGTGTATTCATTCCAAACGTATAAAACATTATATATATTCCATTATAGATTTTCTAGCTCTTGAACAATACTTTGGTCGACTGAAGAATCGCTAGCAGTTTCTTCAGAACAAAAATCAGCCAATGCCAATGTCTTATAGTTGATAAAAAACTCTAAAACTTTTCCAACCCTTCCGCCCAAACGATTCTTCAATATTACACCATTTAGTTTATTTGCTTCGAGGTCTCCATCTAATTGATATAGAGCCATAATAAAATCTGCATGAAAATTGATTCCTGCACTATCGGATGTATGTTCCATTCCAATATCAGAGGTGTTATAACCAGAATTATGTGTTAGAATTCCATTCGCATAAAACAAATGATCACCATCTGTTGTTATATCTATTGTCTCGCCTTCTCCACATTCTTCAATTGACACAATCTCATCTAATGTTTCCATACTTCTTTCCTCTTACTGATTTCATTCACACATAAATTAACAATATTATTTGGATTATTATAATAGTCTTTTTCTTTGATATGAATAATTTTTATACCTGGGATAATTTTCTTTAATATACTATCTCGTTTTTTATCGCTAGGTCTTTTTCCTGTTTTTCATATGTGGTTAAATGATTACTATTTTCATTCAATATTTTTTCAATATCACGTCGCTGAGTCGATGATATTTTTTTAGTAGTTTTCCATGTTTTTTCGGTTAAAAGCTTCTGTAATTGTAAGTTTTTCATATTTTAATTATTACCTGATTGCCAACATTAAGGCCAGACTCAATTGATATGCTATCATATTTTTTAAGTATTTTATTTGCTATTGGAAACATGTGTTTTAAACTACAAGTTATTGTTTTTCCACTTTTTGTTGTAATTTTATACATTTTTTGTTTTGTTATTGGGTGCTTTTCTAAAACTTTATTAAAAGTGTTTTTTGATTTAATTAAATCTCCAATAATTATATCATCAATTCTTATTTCTATTTCTTTATTATTTCTCTTAACTATTATATTTGTATTTATAGCAAGACACCTATTCACCTGTGAACACGATACAACGGGTATATTGAAGTGATATGATAAGGCTCGTAGTTCAAGAGCAATATTTCCAATTGTAGTATAAGAGTTGTCGTGTGAGGATGCTTGATTTGGCTTAAGAAGATTTATATAGTCAACCAATAATATATCAGGTTTCATATTCATCTGATGCAGCTTTTCAACATAGGCTTTAATATGATGACAATTGATAGAGGCTGGTGGAAATTCTTTGATTATCAATTTAGATTTTGGATGGATCTTCTTGAATTGAACTACATGATCTTTGATTTTCTTAGTATTGAAATGAAGATTATTGATATCTTCTCCAACAAGAGTAGCATCAATCCTAGATGCATAAATCATCTCACTCATCTCTAATGATATGATTAATGGAAATTTATTACCTGCTATCATATTCGTGGCGACATTGCTAAGCATCATTGATTTTCCAAGACCAGGCTGTCCTAAAAATACTCCCAAGCATCTTCCATTTGCATAAAAACCGCCATTAGTAGCTTTGTCTAATTGCTTAAACCCGGTAGGTAATCTAGCTTCTGGGTTAGAAAGTTCTATACAATGCTGATCAATGTCTTCAAGATAATCCATTCCAACGTTTGTTTCAACGCCCATGCCAAGAATTTTTTGGAACTTAGATATACATTGATTAATGATCTTGTCTTTTCCAGCATCCTTTGACTCAACGATAGAAATTGAATCTAAAATTGCAAGATAGGCAGACTTCATCTTTGCAAATTCAATGATCTTGTCTTTGATAAACGTGTCATCAATATCTGTTAAGTCGATTCCAAGACTAGCATCTAATTCAAGATCTAGCTCAATTTTCTTGAATTCTCCTTTTTCTGCAATTTTTTCAAATAACAGTTTCAAAATCTTCTCAGAAGGAGCGGCTGAACGATTCTTATAATACGCTAGAGATACTTCAAAGATCTTCTTAAGATTTTTGTTCTCTAGCCATCTATCATCAAAATTATCTAAAACAAAGGTGGCATAATCGGGCGTAGTAAGAAACTTCTTCAAGAACAATTGCTGAAGCTTATTCTCCGTCAACTCTAATTTTTCAAGTTTCTCAACCTTGGGTTTTTCCATTTAGAATTATCCTTCTATAGAGCAGAAAATACTGGCTGAACTCACTTTTTTAAACTATTTGTTTTGAAGTGCAATGCCTCTTTCCACCAATCTGGAAAGAGATCTTCATTCTTATTGAAAAAATATGCAAAAGACGAATCAAGAATGTAGCCTATTGCAAAATCATCTTTAGATCGCACAGATCTTCCAGATGCTTGAACGATGCTTTTTATGGTTGCCAGTGTATACCACATTGGATCTGCTTTCATCCGCGCTCTTACCCATGGGTCACCCAATCCTGGATAAGGCGTCTTCACTAAAATATAGAAACGGCTCAAATCATCTGTCAGATCAATACCTTCTTGTAATGATGGAGAAATCAATACAAGATTATCAGCCGTTGATTCCATAAAATATTCAATGTGCTCATCTCGTTCTTTTCCTTTTGGAAATATTAGACGATGAGAATCAGTGGCTGAATATATACAATCCGCCAACTCATAATTTACAGTGTGAATAATACCTCTCTGGTCTTTATGCTTTTTTAAGATCTTTGATACTGTGTCAATAATCTTCGGCTTAGCTTTTTCTTTAGTTGCATATGAAAGATTGCCAACACTGAAGAAATAAATTGGTCTATTCTCTTTTGGAAACATTGATGGACATTTTACAAATATAGATTCATCTGGGTCAAGATCTAAGTTCTTACAATAATCTTCTTTAGAAAATAAGGTAGCCGACATTGAAAGACTTTTCTTAGCATATTGAAATAAACTAGAGTCAGCCATTGAGCGCCCAAAAAGAAGCTTATACGCAATCGCTTTATTTTCTTTTTGATCAATAATAATATCAATCCCTTTGTCTAGTTCTTCTTTGAAACGATTAATCATGCATACAATTGTATCAAGATATTTACATTTTCGGCTTTGTTCTCTGAATCCATAATCATTAATGTCCATATTTTTGAAGTCTAAAGTCTCTCGATCAAAGGATGTTTGAAAAGCTCCTAATGCATCTCCAAACAACCAATCTAACTTATCATCATCAGACATACGCACGGTTGGAAATGACAAGAATCCTTTTCCTAATTTGAATTTCAAGAAATCGGTCTTCGCTAATGAGACTGATGCAAAATCAATAAGAAGTTGTTCGCAATTATGGGCTTCGTCACAAACAAGAAGATCTCTAATTTGTGGATGATTCTGTGCCCGCATTGAATTGAAAAAGTATGTATAATTGAATACTGAGATTGGAGCAGAGAATGCTTCAGCTTTAGCGAGTTGATATGGACAATCTTTACAGGAATACTTCTTTTTTATGCACATTCCAAAGTCACATTTAAGACGAGAATTTCTGGAACAGATATAATTATACCGTCCTTTAATCTTTGGAATGAAAAAGTCATTCGCATATTGGTCTTGTAAGACTTTTTGAGATGTTAGAATATAAGATGAGCCAAGATACTTGCTCAACGCGAGTGCGATTACACTCTTTCCGATTCCAGTCGGCGCAGACAGAATGGCATGTTTCTTTCCATTCTCAAATGCCTCTGCAATCTTTTCAATGATTTCTCGTTGTAGAGGTCTGGGTTGATCAAATGGAAAGATCTCATCAAAATCTAATTTAATGTCTTTATTGCTTAGCATGGAAGTGGAAGAAAATAGAGTTCGGATCCAGTTGGAGACTTAAATGTAATCTTCTCATCAGTTACCGATAATATTGGAAGCTTGTTGTTTACTAGAGTTTCTATCAGTTCATTCTTAACCTCTTCTGAGAATTTTTTTACAAAATCTGGAGTATTTAGAAGATCTTCTTCTAGATTCTTTTCATCTTTCTCTTCCCGTTCTTTTCGAATGTTTGCTGCAATGTTTTCTAAAACAAGATCTGGCTCTTGGTTAAATGCTTCTAGCAACGATTCAACATGCTGTGCTTCTTCTTCAAATTTTGAAGATACAGCGGAGGTGTATACATCAAGAATTCCACCTCCTTCATCAACAACAGAATTTCTAGCCATTGCCCGCAAGCTTTCACTTAAAAGCTTAAGTGCAGAGTTAATAATGTCATATTCTTTCATCATGTTCTTTTTCCTTGTTAGTTGGGGTCTCTGTAATTTCTAGATCAACGTTCCATCAACATATCTATTACCGTCTTTATCTGTGATACATTGATGCCACTTTCCATCAACAGTGTACCAATCAGGGCATAGGTACCTATACTGTGTTATTTTGAATAACGTGCCATCAACATATCTATTACCGTCTTTATCTGTGATACATTGATGCCACTTTCCATCAATCTTG